TATTAACATCAGTAAACTCATCAGGAGTAAGTGAAACATTATCATCAATTTCAAGTTCCAAAGAGTATCTTGCCGCAGCTTACTATGTCGATGGTTCTTCTAACATAGTTGATATTGATCCAGCAACAGGTCCGGGTGCGCTGCTTACCGAAAAAACTAATGAAGACGTATACTTTGCAGTTAATGAAAGTCTAAGACAAATTAAGGTTATTAAACCAAGTCAAATTACTAATATTATTACTAGTTTTAAGAGATCAATAAGAGGCAATTAAATGTCAGGACAAATGAAGAGAAATCGGCCAGATGGTTTAGCCGAAGGATCAAATGAATACGTTATATTGTCTGCTTTAATCTCATCAGCTAGAATGGAAACAAGCGTAGAGATTGCAGCTTTAATAGATGAGTTTATAATATATGAGCACATTGAAAAACCATACTTAACTATGCTGTTACAATTTTTAGATCAAGCTAATATAATACAACTAGTTGATTTCCAAGGAGGAGAAAAACTTACTTTAAAATTTCAACAGATAGAAGAAATTGAGAGAGGCAACGAAATTCAAAAAGAATTCTTAATTGATAGAATTGAATCTGTAGTTAAGGCCGATGAGAGAAATGAAGTTGTTATGGTTCATTGTACAGAGTATCATATGTTTGAATCTTCAGTACAAAACATAAGTAAAGTATATACTGGCGCTCCTTCGATTATGATTCAAAAAATTATTAGTAGTTATTTAAATAAACAAGTAGTTATCGATGGTAATGATTCTATCGGTGATATGCAAGTAATTATTCCAAACTTACATCCAATCGAAGCTTCAATGTGGCTAAGAGAATCAACTTTAACTAATAGCGGATTACCATTTTTCTTATATTCTACTCTTGGAGTAGAGAACTTAATATTAAGAGACTTTGAAAAAATGTTATCACAGCCAGTAAGTAATATAAGGTCTCCCTATATCTTTGCACCTAGCTTAACAAATTCTTCTGGAGTTGCAAAATTTTATTCTATTGAAGAATTTAAATATGAAGGTACTGAAGATTTACATAAACTTATAAGAAAAGGATTAGTAGGTGCTCAATACTCGTTTATTGATGTTAATAGTGGTGTACCAGAGTCATTACATTTTGACATTGAAAACTTATTTACTACACTAACAGCGCAAAACCTGTTAGGTGGAGAAAACAGTAGATATAATTATGGTCCTCAGTATGAAGTTAAAGATCAAAAAATAGCAAGTTATAATTCAAAAGTAATTACACGAATTGGAACATCTAACGCGTTTAGAGGAGACTACAGCCAAAATTTTAGAAGTTATCAAGACGAGTCGAATGGAGGAGACTATAACAAAAGAGTTAATAGTAAAGCTCTTAAAGGGTTTTTGGCTAAAACACCCTTAATAATAAAAGTAAAAGGAAGAGAATTCATATCTGGAAATAATAACTTTACATTAGGAAAAGCTATAAGAATTATATTTTTAGATAATGACACAACAGGCGATACTGGTTACGCTAAGAAAGATTTAAAAAAATCTGGAGATTATATAATAATAGGAGCTAAACACGTGTTTAACGGCATAAAGGCGACGACAGAATTAACATGCGGAAAGATTGCATCACTAGGTCAGGAGATTGAAATTTAATGGTATTACCGTATAGTACAGGACTGAATGAATATTATGGAGATAATTTAAGATGGTTTCTTGGAACAGTAGTTGACGTTAATGATCCTGATAAATTAGATAGAGTTAAAGTAAGAGTTTACGGTATTCATACATCAAACACTGTAGACATTCCTAATGATAAATTGCCATGGGCTAGAGTTTTAATACCTGTGACAGAAGGAGGAAGCTCTGGCTTAGGTGCAAACTCACAAATAAAAGTTAAAGCTTTCGTATTTGGTCTTTTTTTAGATGGTAAAGATTCTCAACTTCCTTTAGTACTAGGATCAATGCCTAAGGAAGAAACAAGTGTTAATGATAAATCAGAATCAAGCGCTATTAATAGAGATATTAACACAGAAAACGTTAACGTTCCGGCTCCTACATTAAGGCCTTTTGCAGAAAAAGAAGATGGTTTTTTTAGAGATAACGTCGATGGTAGACCAGGAGGCCCACTGAAAGGAAATAACAATAATGAAAAAGCTTTAAATTTCTTTTTGTCAGTCGAAGGTGGAAGATTTAGCATTGAACAAGCTAGTGGAATATTAGGAAACTTAATAGAAGAGTCAGGCGGTTTCAATGGCGGAATAATTGATCCTAATCAAACAGCTTTTGGAGAAGGGTCATACGGCATAGCTCAATGGAATCCACAACCAGGTGCTTTAAGGTATCAAGACTTAGTCGCTTGGTGCAGTAAACAAAAACTTGATTTTACTCGTCTATATCCACAATTAAAATTTATTATAGTAGAGCTAGAAAGAGACAAAGACTTTGGTTTAAAAGAGTTACGAGACGCTAAATCAGCAGAAGAAGCCGCAGAAATATTTCGATTTCATTATGAAAGACCTGCAAAAGATCCAATTCCAGAAGCAAGAAGAATTAAATTTGCAAATGAAATATATAATAAGTATGGACCAGGTGCATCTATACAGCTTGCAAGTCTTAATAGTTAAAGGATTATAAGAGATGTCGGATATTAACTTTATTAAAATGAGTGCTGGAGATAGTCCAGGAGGTGGTAATAATAATAGTAGATTTAATGGAAGAACTTTTACGTTTAATAGTTCTATAAGAATTGATGAAATAAAAGATATTCGAATAGCAACAAGTCAGACACAAGCTTTAAAATGGGAAAAAACTATAAATCCTGGAACATCTATTATTAAGGATAAGAATAAGTATACTCGTCAAGGCCGACTAATACAATTAAAGTCATTTGCCTTAAAAATAAAAGTTGAATACACAGAAAGACGCCAAACGCAACAAGAGTTTTTAGCTACTGCGTCTGAACAAGATATTAAAGCGCAACAAGATCTAATATTTGCTTTAGGAAACAGATTTTCCGGAACAGTCGCAAGTTCTCAAATAAAAGAAGTAGTATCTAATTCTTCACCATACAATTTAGCAGAACAAGTTATTGGCGGTTTTAAAGGACTATCAACTGGAGCCAAGCCTACAAAAGATTTTAATAAAAGAATTAGACCCGTTTTAATGCAAGCCGGTGCTGCTGACGGTTCAGCAGATAAATCATCTGCTCAAGCTACTGCAATTAATGCAATATTTAAAAACGGTGAATCTGGTGCAGCTAACCTGAATAAAATAGTTATTGAACAAGGATCGAATAGTTCAATACAAAGGTCTTTAAAAACACATACAACCGCACCACCAGAAACCATTAAAACTACCATACTATCGATGTTACCTGCAAACATATCAGCAAAAGTTAAAGAACAAGCAACCAATGCAGTTGATGATCAAGAAGCCGGCGTTACTGTGCAAGATAACATAATTAAAGAAACTAAAACAGAAGTTAAAAAACAACAAGTTATCGCAAAGAATGCTGGAATATCATTAAGGCCAGAAGATGCTTTAAATGCTGCTGCTGGCAGAAGCGGAACTAATTGTTTTGCAAACAAGATAGGTGGGTTGTTAAACGTTAAATCAGATTTACTAGGTAATATTAAAAGTAAATTATCAGGATTACCAGAAGGTGTTACTGCACCGGCTGGAATTACAGTACCAGATCTTATAGAAGGACTTGACGAATCAACTGGAAAGCTTTCCTTAAATACTAATTGTAACGCGCTTGTAAGTAAAGGCAAGTTGACGTCGGACACTGGTCCTACACAAGTTGATAATTTAGGCTTAAGCAAGTCTCAATGGCAAGGGTTTTTTACGTCTGACACATATAAATTTAAGAACATTGGCACTGTTCAATTACTTGAATCGATTTTAGAAGGAAGTTCTAGATATAAAAAAGGAATAAGCAATCAAGTTGTTGCTATCATAGTAGGGTGGACAAACTTATTTGAAGGTCCGCCAGAAAGTGTTAATGCAAAAACAATACACGAACTTACAAAAGAGAGTGATTTAAAAAATATGATTCGAACTGAGGGAAGTGCTTCTGCAGCCGCAGCAAAAATAAAGGCTAACCAAAAACTATTTGGCATACAGTCGCACTTTATAATAAAAAGAGACGGCGTAATACAAGAAGGAAGACCTATAGATGAGGTTAGAAATTTTAACGGAGCATTTTTTGATTTAACTGGAGTTGAAGTAACAATTGTAGCAAACAAAGCAAAGCCGGCTAATATAGAGCAACAAAAGTCTTTAGAAAAGTTTCTTGAAGTTGCTTATAGAGTTAATCCAGGTGTTAACGTATTTGGTGAAAATGAGCTTGATGATGGCACCACCGGCCCTGGTATTTCAATCTCTGCTCTTAGAAACAAATTTGATAAAGCAAACAGTATCGATAATCCTGAAGCAGGTGGCAACGGACCAAGCAAGAAACAATTAGCATATATAGTACCAGCTAACGTTGCTAAAAGTAGTAAGACATTATCGACACAAAATAAAACATTTAGTATTGATAGAGTATTAACAAAATTTGAAAGTACAGATCCAGAAACAGGACTACAAATTCCTGTCGATGAAGCATTAACAGCGGCTAATATGGAAAATCTAGGGAATGACATCTTTACAAATACAACCGGACTTGACGCTAACTTGCAAGCTGCTAAAAACGAGGCTTTTAATTCTGCTAGTAAGATTCTTGGAGATACTAATGCTAAGACACTGTTTGCTAAACTAGATAAAGATAAGTTTTCATTTGACACACTAGGAAAAAAATTAAATATAGGAAAGGTTGCCGATACGGTAAAACTTCCGCCTAGTTTAAAAGTTTAGGAATATTAAATGCCTTTTAACAAAAATTTTCAAATACCTGAAGGTAAAGCTGCATCTCTTAAAGATAAACAAAATGGTTTTTCTGATCCCGCAGGTGTATATCCTAAACAAGAATATGATAGAGTATCTTCTGTAAATGAAATTGCAAGAGGCTTTAGAAGAGTCAATGTAGAACTCGGTGGCTCTGTAGCTGATATTGATTTTGATTTAACGCCTGAAGCTGGTACTGAATATCCAAATGCACAAGTCAAAGAAACTGCATCTGGTCATATAATTGAATATAATGACACACCTGGTGGTGAAAGAGTAATGATTAGGCATGCTAAGGGATCAGGCGTTGAAATGAGAGCAGATGGCACTGTAATATATTCAGCAAGAAAAAACACTATAAGGGTTACAGCATGTGATGAAAAAGTAATCGTTGATGGCGATGGTGAATTACAATATAATGGAAATCTAAAGTTAAAAGTAGCTGGTGATTTTGATTTAGAAGTTGGTGGAGATTTTAATGTCGACGTTAAAGGAGACATGGAACAAAAGATTAGAAGAGGCTTGATACAAGATATTGCAGGCAGTGTTGAAACAGAAATAGTTGGAGGTAAAAATGAAACTATAGGTGGAGCATCTACGTCTTTAATTCATGGAAATAAAAACAATATAATTAAAGGATCATTTGCAGAATATGTGCAAGTAGATCATAATCATGCTGTAGGTGGAACGTTAGTAATGACAGCTGAAAATCAAGTGACGTTGTCAACAAAAAGAGCAAATATTACGGCATCGAAGCTTGTAGCTTTAGGTGATAGTGGAACAATAGGTGGTGGTGATATTATATACTATGGAAACGTTGCGCATATAAATCGAGTTAATTCTACGTCTATGCATGCAACACAAGGATTTATTGCAAATGTTGGAATGACTGCACCAGTGTTTAATGGTAACTTATCTGGTAATGCTAGTACTGCAGGAACAGCTTTGACCGCTCAATTAGGTACAGCAGCTGGAAGTACAACTGATCCAGTAACTATAACAAATGCTTCTGACTCTAATCCAACCGACCTTTTAACTAACTCAAATACAATAATAAATGATGCACTTGAAAAATCAGGTGTTGCAATAAAGCGTGTACACATAGACGAGTTTAGTAATTTATATCATAGACTAGATAGAACCGCGCATTACGGTGGAGTATCAAACGTAGAGTTAAATACGAGACAAGCAAGATCAAAATTAAGAGATCCTAATAATCTCAACAATGAAACTTTTATATCAGCTCTTTTAGCAGACGGCACAATATCATCTTATGGTACAAGATTAACTCCTCTTTCGACTGGAAGAATTGTATCAGGCGATAAAAGCCCTAGAAGAGGTGTTGATCCTATAGGAAGATCTCTATCTTCCGGTAATTTATATAAGGCATAATATGGAATTAATAAAAACAGATTTCTTTGTAGACGCTAAGTACAATCCTTTACACCAAGATTTTGTAACGAGTAAAACTAAACTAGCAGCAGGAATTAGCATGGCTACATTTTTAGGAGGCATAGGCGACCCAGTTACATTAACTCACATTCTTGAAGAAAGAGATAAATTTTTATTGGCTAAACAATATGTCTTACACGCTCATGCCATGAAAACAGTTAATGATGCTGGTTCAAATAGTGAGTTCAAAGATTATAGATTACAAGTCGTAGAGGGACTGTATAGGCCAGCTGAAGGTGAAGATCTAGACGTTAGTGACGGTATAAATTTTTTAATGTCTAAAGGCAGGGCAGTCGTATATGAGCTTATTGGCTTAGATGGTAATATAGATTTAGTTAAAACATTTAACTTAGCAGTCTATTGGAAAGACAACTTGTTATATGAAAAGCTTATACTTGATTATGACAATTACAATCCGGATAATACTTTAAACGCACAAATAATATTAGTCATGCCTGAGATAGTGCCACCATGGTCGGTAACGTATAAAAATGAAATAGAAACAAGATATAATAATATTAATCAAACTACAAACGAGCTATTGGAAGTACTAAAAACAACTGAACTCGCATAAACTGTTATAAATAGATAAAAGGAAAATTATATGCCGACAAGAGCTTTTTCAGTAGAAGATGGAAACATTGCAAGTAAGAATATAATTACTGGTGTAAATAGATCTTACAGCGATATAGATTTAACTTTTGCTAAAAAAGTTTCTGGAGATATATTTAAAAAAGAACATGCTTCAGCTGTTAAGCAAGCAGTAAAGAATCTTTTACTAACTAACTTTAGTGAAAAACCGTTTCAACCTAGATTTGGTGGAAATCTAAATTCTTTTTTATTTGCTCTTAATACTGATATAGATGATAACGACTTAAAAAAACAAATTATTCAATCAATAGAAATATTTGAACCAAGAGCAGAAGTCATAAATATTACAAGTAACTTAGCAGATGATTCAAACGAAATAAAAGTTACTGTAACGTTTAAAGTTCTTAACACAAATCAAGTACTTACGACAGAAGTTAATTTAACGAGGTTAAGATAAATGGCAACAACTATTAGATCAACGCAGCTTGACTTTGATACTATTAAAGCAAGATTAAAAGACTTTTTAAAACAACAAACTGAATTTGCTGACTATGACTTTGAAGCTTCCGGACTAAGTAACATCCTAGACGTATTAGCTTATAACACACATTTTAATGGTTTAATATCTAACTTTGCGCTGAATGAATCATTCATCAACACCGCTCAACTTCGAAGTTCTATAGTATCATTGGCCGAGGGTATAGGATACGTTCCTACGTCATATACTTCTTCAAAAGCAGAGTTAAGCTTGTCAGTTTTTATTACAGCAGCAAATAGACCAACTACATTAACCTTACCTAGAAATACAAAATTTGAAAGTTCTGTAGATGGCGTAACATATGTTTTTCAAACAAGAGAAAACTTTACTGCAGTTGATAACGGAGCTGGATTATATCAATTTTTAAATACTACTGACGGCACCGATATTCCAGTCTTTGAAGGTACAGAAAAAACTAAAACATTTTTTGTTGGTGATAATACTACAGAATCACAAATATATGTCATACCTGATTCAACAATGGACATTACCACAATAAGAGTAAGAGTTTTTAACACTGCATCTTCACAATTATTTGACACATATACTAACATTAATCAAGCAATAAGAATTACAGACGACAGTACTTTCTATCAAATTAAAGAAGTTCCAAACGGATATTACGAAGTCATCTTTGGCGACGGTATCGCTACCGGTAAGACTCCGGTTGCTGGTAATAAAATTATCATAGACTACTTATCCACAGCAGGAACTCTCGCAAACGGCGCTTCAACGTTTGCGCCTTCAGCAACTTTTAGTGTAGGAGGAGTGGCATATACTATTAGCACAACAACTTCTACTTCAGCGGCAGGTGGTGCATATAAAGAAAGTATAGAGTCAATAAGATTAAATGCACCGATTTCATTTGCGTCGCAAAGAAGACTAGTCACAGCTGAAGACTATAAAGCTCAAATACTTTCAAACTTTGGAGCATATTTAGATGATGTGACTGCTTTTGGTGGAGCAGATAACGTTCCTCCAAAATATGGAGTCGTGTTTGTAGGACTTAAATTTAAAGATAATATTTCTGCATCCACACAACAATCAGTGAAAGATGATATCCAAACTAACTTAACAGATAATATGGCAGTCATGTCTATATTAACAGAATTCATAGATCCAACAGAAACATTACTACAATTAACTACCACATTTAATCTAGATCCTGACTTGACAAATTCAACAGCTCAAGCTGTTCAAAACATAGTGCAAACAACAATCAATAATTTCTTTACTGCAAACTTAGGAAAATTTGGTAAGGTTTTTAGAAGATCAAATTTATTAACTGTGATAGACGCTATTGATTCTGCAATTTTAAATTCAAAAATAGACGTTAAAATGAAGCAATCTTTTGTGCCAACTGTTAATTCAATACAATCATATACAGTAACATTTCCGGTAGCTATAGCAGATCCGGATCCTATAATTCCTACTATATCATCAACACAGTTTACTTTTAATTCACAAACATGCTCTATTCGTAATAAAGCTTCTGATACTAAACTGCAGATAGTATCGGTTGATGGAACAGTTGAAGTTGATAATATTGGCTCTTATGGAACAACCACAGGAATAGTAAATATCATAGGATTTAATCCTGCTGCATTTGAAGGAACATCAATTACGTTATCCACCACGCCGGCAAATCAAAATACTATAAGACCCTTAAGAAATTACGTTATTGATATAGATACAGGACTTTCATCTTCTAGAGCGATACTAGATTTTCAAAATACATCGGTGAGTATATAAATGGCGATTGATTACGGTAGTAAAAGAAGACTTAAAAATTTTAAGGTAAGAAAAGTAAGAGAATCTTTACCTGAGTATTTTA